TTAGATCCTAATCTATCTGAGAGAACAGAAAAAGCTAGAGCAGATATTAATTATGCTGCAGAAGGATTTAAGACAGGGCTATCACATGGTGCAGAATTAATTGCAAGTATACCTGGTGGGCTTGATAGATTTTATGATTGGGGTAGAAAGACATTAGGTTTTGAACCTACAACAGATAGTATATTTGATCATGCAGAACAATATTTAAAAGATGTTGCACATGATATTGGTCCAGAATTTAAAAGAGATTTTATAAGACCAGAAGG